TGTCCAGGCGTCGTTCCAGTAGGCGACCGAGAGCACGCTCGCCACCGCCGAGACGCTGTCCAGCAGCCGGATCGACAGTCCGCGGAAGTCCTGCGTCGAGCCGACATACAGCGCATCGGTGCCGGCCGTCGCGAAAATTGTCCCAAGGCTGAGATCGTCCGTCGTGGTGTCGCTCGACGCCCCTGTTTTGTCGGTGTAGACCGAGGCCGTGTATCCGAGCACCGCATCGGCTTCCAGCCGTGTGCGGAGCCTCGTCAGATCGAAGCCACGGCTGCGCAGAATCGGCGCGAGCCAGTCATTCAGCGCGCGCCGGCGCTTTTCCTGCCAGTCGACCGCATTGAACGCCGTCAGCAGACTCGACTCGTAGGCGATCAAGTCGTCGTCCGAGACGAGATCGTTCGGCGCAAAGCTCACGAGGCGACCTGTTCTCTCGACGTCGAGAGCACGGGGTCCGTCTTGAACGTGATCGGCGCCATCTTCTCGGCGGCCGACGTCAATCGATGCGCCACGAGACGCTTGAGGTCGTCGGCATCCTTGACGTGGACGCGCTCAGGCTTCGCGTGCCGGTTGGGATCCATCCCCCCCGGCGAGCCGGCGAACGCCCACTCAAATTCCCACCCGGCCCCGAGGTGCCGGAGGGCGGCTTCGTACCACGGCCGCGCGATGATTGCCATCTTGTGTGACGGATCGCTGAAATACCGCTCGAACATCGCGATCGCATGCTGATAGCCCTGCGCCGCGTTGGTCGTGAGGCCGCCCGCACGTACGCGCCGCGCATCGGCTTCGATGACTGCTTCCCGAATCAGCAACACCTTCCCGAGCAGCCGCTCCGGAAAGACCTGCTGATCGCGCTTCAGGAGCGGACGGTTGCGATGGACGCGCTTGTCTTCGCGGCCTTCCTGCGTCAGATACCCGGTGTGCGCGATGGACGGTTCCGAGAGATCCAGGCTGGGCAGGATGTCCGTATTCGCGTCCCCCGCCTGCGGTTGCTCGTGGATGCAGCCATAGAACCGGATGTCTGGCGTGCGACGGAACAGCCGGATCGGTTTGTCGTAGGTCGGCGGCCCGTCGAGATACAGATGGTTCTGGTGGAGGACATACCCGTTGTAGGTCGATCCCTGCAGGAAGCCGCGCAGCTTCCACGGCTCGATGAGCGTTTCGTCGGTGTCAATCCACAGGAACCAGTCGCCCGTGCAGGCGTCCAGCACGGCATTGCGCGCGCCGGCGAAGCCCTCGCGCGTCTCCTCGATGGGCGGCAGCGTGAGTACCCGCGCCCCGTAACTCTCCGCGATGCGCACCGTGTCGTCACTCGAACCGGTGTCGCCGACGACGATCTCATCCACAATCGGCCAGATCGAGGCGAGACAGCGCCCGAGGTCGTTCTCCGCGTCCTTCGCGATGATGCCGACCGACACCTTCTGCTGCGGCCGTGTGCGCTGGATGCGCGTGGCATAGTCGCGTCGACCAGCCGGCCGATCGGGCGCGCTGGTGTAGTGAATCAGCCAATGGCCGACCGGATTCCCGCGCGGCGTCACGCCAATGTCGAAGAAGTCCGCCCCGAAGGCCCGCTTCTGACCGAACACGGCTCGGACGTCATCGTGCATGAAGCAGTGAACGTGCCCACGCTTGATCGGCGTGCCGCGCGTGGCGAGTTCCATGAACGGCCCCATCGGGCACGTGTAGACGACCGCCGCACCCTCCGTCAGGAAGGCGTCCAAGTAATCCACGAGGCGCGTGCAGTCCGCGACGTGCTCGAGGAATTCCCCGACGAACAGGCCGTCATACGGCCCGAGGGCGGCGATGGTGTCTGTCGTCTCGGCCGGGCGTTCGCCTTCGAGATCCCACACCGCGAGATGCTGGAACGTGCAGCGATCCGCCACGCCCGCTTTCTCGGCGGCTTCGCGCGCGCGCAGAATGTTCGGCTCGGCGTAGTCGAACCCGACAACGCGGAGCGTCGGATGATCGAGCGCAAACCGGATCGCCGCGGCGCCGTTGCCGCACGCCACGTCAAGCAGGCTGGTGCAGGCGTCGAAGTACCGTGAGACGGCCTTGAAGCGGCCCGACTGGTCGACTTCGTACAGCACGTCCTGAATGGCGTACGCGGCGTAGTCCTCCGCGACCTGGTCATGGCCCTGGATGACATGCTGACAGAACGCGAGCGCGGTCTGGTCGCCCAGCTCCTCAGCTACGATCTGCGCGGCGGTATGGTCGTCCTCGTGCAGCAGCTGCCGCAGGATGCGCGGCGTGTTCGCCTGGTAGCGTTCCGCGAACCAGCCCTCGATCATCTGCTCCCACTCGTCCGCGAGGGCCGCGTACGTGTAGGACTCGACGTGCGTCCGTCCGGCCTGTTGGAGTGTGCGGTACTCGAAGGACTGCCGAGCGCAGCCGTCCAGCAGCCGTTCCACGGCCGCCATACTGGCCTGCTGATACTCCGGCGCGTCCGCATCCCCGCCGATGAGCAGCCCTGCCTCAAACGACGGGTACGCCGTCTCCGGCAACGCACCACGGAGCGAGCCCACGAACGGGGTGCCGCACGCCTGCGCTTCGATCGCGGCGATACACGACGTTTCGGCGAAACTCGCGATGCCGGGGTACCACATCACCGCCGCGTCGGCGATCGCGCGGGAGAGTTGCGCTTTGTTCAGCGAGCCGAGATAGGTGATGCCGCCGACGGCCGCATTCACGGCCTCGACGCGCGCATCGAACGCGAGACACGACGCCCGCACGTTCGAGCCTTCCCCGTCGTACATCGACTGATAGCGACACACCTGGAGTGTCGCCTGCGGATGGCGCTTCCGAAACTCCGGCCACATCGCGAGGAGCGGCCCGAGCCCGCGCTCCGGTCGAGAGACGTGAATGATCCGATGCGGGTCTTTGACCGCGTCCGTCGGCACCAGCGCCGGATCGAAGCCGTTCTTCGTCACCACCCCGAGCGGGGCGAGTTCCGGCTGGATGTCTTCCCACTGACGTCGGTGATATTCCGAGACATACACGCTCTTGTCGAGCGCCCACGCGATCGACATGACGCCGTTGCCGGCCGCGGGCGTGAGGAGATCCTGGTTCCAGAGCACGCGCAGGCGCGCCGCCAGAGGCGTCGTGAAGAAGCCGGGCTGTCGAAGCCCGATGACAACGTCCCATTCCCAGAACTGGTTCAACTGCCGGAACGTGTCCAGCGGGTGCCAGATCACGTCCCACGGATCGACCCCGACGGCGTCCTCTGCCAGATTCGTGGCGAAGACATGCACGTCGTGGCCCTTGGCTTTCAGTGCCCGCGCCAGGCCAAGACAGGCCGACTCCGAGCCGCCGAGCGACGTCTCGCCGTCACAGACGGCTTTCGTGAAGGGCACCGAGTCGACGAGAAACGCCAACGAGAGACGCGCCATTTAGCAGCCCTCGCCCCCGCCCGGGGTCGTCTTGGCGTGGGTCGCCTGTCGTCCCTTGACGTGGCTGACCGTCGCCGCGTGGGCATCCCCGTGGTCGGCCATCGACGCCATTTTCGACGCGCCGTATTTCGCTTGCCCGATGGCGGCGGCAAGCGCGCCGGGATTCGTGACGCCAGGCCGCGCGGCGAGTTTACTCTCGAGCGCGCTGAAGCGCGCCCCGGTACCGAGTGGTGGTTTCTTCATCGCACCCCTACAGGATCTGGCTTCTGCCGTTTGAGTTGTTTCTTGAGGTCCGCGTTCTCCGCGCGGAGCGTGTCGAGTTCTGCGAGCTTCGCCCGCACCCCTGCGACGTCGCCTTCCGCTTCCAGAAAATCCAGCGACGGCATGACGGTGTCTCGGAATTCCCGCTGGCAGCGACGGAAGAAGTGGTGCTGTAGTTCGCCCGCTCGGCAGAATTCGTCGACGAGTGAAGACCCGGCCATGAGTGCCCCTTCCAAGAACTCGGCCGGAGCGCACACGCGCCCCGGCCGTCCAGTGTTACGCCGGCGACGTGGTGCGGATGCGAGCCATTGCGTACGTGTGGTACGCCTCGCACGTGTATTCCCCGACGATGATCCCCTTCAGGTTGTCGCCCGTGAGTCCCATCTCTTGATAGACGAAGTTGCGGGACTGGAGCGGCAGAATGCGGATGCGCTCACGCGGCACGATGAGCAGTTCCCGAGCGGCCAGCGCGCGGCTCAGAAACACCGTGCATTGCCCGAACGGACCCGCGTAGTTGCGAATCACGCGCTTGAAGAGTTCGCTCTGGTTGCTGTCGAGCACCTTCGTGTCGTTCAGGTTCGAGATGTCGCGGAAGTACTGCGACCCGGCCAGAATGCCCCAGGTCTCGGTCGTCGCCGCGCCCGCGTTGAAGGCGTTCTGCAGCGCGTCCCCGAGATACAGGTGCGGGTTCGCCGAGAACGACGAGTCCGTGACCGTCGAATTGACGGGCGCGCCGCCCGACGGCGACTGAATCATCGACCGCAGCCCGACCATCGTGCGCGTGGTGGACGAGGCCCCCAGCGAGTTCGTGCCATTCAGCGTGCTCGTCAGCACGTCGGCTTCGAGCACGGCGGGCACTTCGCGGAGCAGCTTCGCCCGTGCCCGCTCGTACGAGTCGCCGCCATACAGATTGACGGCCATCCCGGTGCGCGTCGCACCGATCTCGATCTTGTAGTACGCGACCGTGTTCGCGCGCCGGTTGCCGAGCCGTGCCGTGTGCAGCCCCTGGTGTTCGTCACCTTCGATGCCGGCCGGCCCACGCACCACCAAGGTGCTGCCAGGTGCGAGCGAGCCGATGCCCGACCCGTCGTAGTTGCGGGTCACCTGGATGGAGTTGCCGCCCGAGACGATCGAGGAAACCTGCAGGCGTTCCGGGTTCGGACCCGTGATCTCGAGGATCGTCCCGAGCGTCAGTGCCTCGGCGAGCCCGTTGACCTGAATGCCCGTCGCCGCGGTGGCCGAGTTGATCGCCGTCGAGTTGACGATGGTACGCGGACGCAGGAAGTCTTCGATGAATTCGTGCCGCGTGTTCGTCGCAAACCCGTCCGCGTCCCCGACCCAGTCGAGAAACGGCGCCTCGTACGGGGCGAGGGTCTTGAAGACCTCCGACACGTCCTCGCCGACGAGGTTCGGCGTGAAGTACTTGTTGGTGGAAATGCCAGAGAACGACATGATGGCTCCTTACGCAGCACCCTTCTTGCGGGTCGCGTTGAATAGATCGTTGATGGCGTCCGGCGACCGATCCCCCGCTTCCACACGCGCGCGCGCGGTGTCCAACGCGGGTGGTGCGTGACCCCCACCGAAGGACGCGCCGCCGCGAGCGCCGCCGCCCTGACCGACTGCGGCTTTGCGGTGATGCGGGTGATTGTCGAGGTACTGCTTCACGAACACATCCAACGGCAACGGATTGCCCGCCGTGGTCTTGGCCGGCTGTCCGGCCTCGTCCTTGACGAACCACTCCATGTCGTCGGTGTAGCCGATGCGATGCTGCAGAATCACTTCGAGCTCGGCCAGCGACTCGTCCCGCGCGCCGGCTCTCGCCGCGAGCGATTTGAGGTTCTGGTTCACGAGATCGCGGATCTTGGTGTCGCGTTTGGCCTCGCGCTCGGCGCGTCGGGTGACTTCCTGGGCATGGGCTTCTTCGCGCTCGTTCATCCGCTTGCGCTGTTCGCCAAGCGTCGTGTCGAGCTGCGTCTTGAGGTGCTTGTTCTCGTCCTCAATGGCGCCCCACTTGGCACGCTCGCCAGGCAGGCCGGCGTCCCATTTGGCTTTCTCGGTGGCGAGTTGCATCTCGATTTGCTTCTTCGCCTCTTCGGCCGCCTTCTGATTGCCCTTCCCGAAGCCTTCCCCGTGTGCGGTGGACTTGAGTTTGTCCAGCACCGCGGTGAACTCCGTCGGCAACGTCCCGAGGAATTCGCCCTTCTCGTCGAGTTCGATTTCAAATTTCGGCATGTGTCTGTGTCCTTCCCGATACTGGTCGCCGATACTGGCCTTCCCGATACTGGTCGATTAGTTGAGCGCCGCTACGCTGGTACTTGCTTTGTCAATCGTCGCCGTGCCGTTGGTCCCGCCAGCCGTCGTGCAGTTGATGGGCACCGTGAAGTGCGTCGTGTCGACGCGTGTCGCCACGCGGGTCCCGTTGGGGTCCGCATTCGCGCCGGTGATGCCGGCCAGGACGACCGTGTCCCCGGTCTGAAACGCATGCACGGCGGCCGTGAGCACGGACGTCGGGTTCGCCTGCGAATTCGACGTAATCGTGGCCGGCGAGGCCAAGGCATCGAGAATCCGCTGGCTCTCGACCGGCGTACAACTGCCGCCCGCTTCCAGCCGATTGATGAGGACGTCGGTCACGTTCGCCCGTCGGGCGAGTTCGCCGACCGAGAGGCCGCCGAGCACACGTCGGGTGGCGAGGGTGTCGTGGCGATGGCCGGTGCTATTGGGCATAAGGGGTCATCCGTGTCACCAACGCGTCATGGAGCGTCGTCTGGCACAGCGCGGCGTCTTCGGGACTGAGGTCGAAGAACACCCGCCGCACATGCGACGTCCCGGCGCCGGTCACGTTGTGATACATCGCCTTTTCTTCACTGCTCACCCCGCGGCTGCGCTGGATAAACGTGACGCGGTTGAAGATGTGCGCCCGCGTGGGTGTCTTGGGCGCCTTCGGCGTCTTCGTCTTCCTCATCGCGTCCACCCGAGCGTGACCTGCGCCGTCTCGGCGTCGGCCTGCACGTCGACGATCGTGAGGTCGTTCAGCATCGCGCCCGAGACCTGCAGGTTGACGCCACTCCCGCCGATCGCCTTGGCCTTGGCCTTGGCATAGGCAGGCGAGTACGCCGCGAACGGCGCGCCGAGGGCGTCGACCCCGCTCACGGTGCGCCGGACGATCCGCTCGCGGATCAGCAGCCCGATCTGCCGCATGTCGTCGACCGTGACGAGCGTCAACTCGTCGAGCGCCGGGAACGTGCGCGTCACTTCGACCGCCATTACGCGGCCCTCGTTCCGCCGACCGGCACTCGGCCGACGGCGGTGGCGACTTCGGGAATGCGCGCGCCCGTGCCGAGCAGATCACGCAGTTCCGAGAACTTGCTGACGGCCTGCCAGGTGTGTCGACAGTTGTAGCCGCCACCCGTCAGGAACACGTTCGGGAGCTGGCCGTTGTCCATCGCGTCGATGGCGCGGCGGTCATAGACCTTGCCGACATGCGCGCGGCAGAACGGCCGCAGCTTCGCATCGACCGGGCCGATATAGGCAAACACTTCCTCGGGCGTGTTCGTCGACTTCAACGCTTCGACCTGGCGCGTGAAGATTGACACCGTGGTGTCGTACAGCGTCCGGAGCCGAGACTCCTCGACGTCCACCGCATCGGCGAGATCGGCCATGAGGTCGCTGATGGTCCGCTGGGAATACAAGCCTTGCGCGAGCGTGCGCCAGAGCGCGTGCGCCAGTTCATCGCCCGCCCCAAGGAGGTCGATCTCCGCCAGCTTCTTGAGCGCCACGATGCGCGTCTGATCTGACGCGGTAAAGGCCGCGAGCTTCGCCGCGCCGCGCACGGCGGCCATCTGCACCAACAGCGCGTCCAACGATCCCGTCGTGGCCGTTTCGGTCAGATGGGCGTAGCCGGCCGCATTCAGCGCCCGCTGGAGTTCTTTCCGTAGCTTGGCCGCGCGCACGGCACGGGCCAGCGCCGTCTGGGACCCCTCCAGGGCGGCTGCGGCGAGCTGCCGGAGCTGCCGCTCGAGATCGCGCAGCACGCGCGCCAGTTCCGTGGCGTAGGCGCGGCCGATGGCCTCCGCCACGGCGGCGAGCTTGTCGGCTTCCGTCAACAGCGCCTGCACTTGATCGCTCATGCGGCGACGTCTCCGGTATCACCCGATTGCGTGCCGAGCGAGCGCGTGTTGGGCGGCGGCGGCGGCATGGAGTACATCTTTTGCAACTGCGCCATCTTCTGCGCGAGTCCGGGTGCCTGGAGTTGCTGGGAGGACTTCTCAAGCTCCGCCGTGATCGCGTTCGTCGTCTCCTCGCTGGCATCCGGCATGAACTTTGCCACGAGCCGACGGCGCAACTCCACGGCGAACGTCGGACTCATCTCGTCCATGTTCAACGTCAGCGCGGCCTGTGCTTGCTCGAGCAGTTCGACGAACGGCGTCGTATCGAACGAATCCGGATACCGAATCACGACCTCGGCATCCTCGAGTTCCTGCTGCCATGTATCCGGATAGTGAAACCGGAACCAGAGCTCCACGAACTGATACTCGGCCTTTTCGCACTCGTCCGCGTACGAGGCGAGCACCTGGTTCATGTCCTCGCGCTTCAGCTTCAGTGAGCCGGACGCTTCGGCATCCTTGGAGTCGGCTTCCCAGGGCACACCCGCGAGCCGGTAGATCGTGCGCATGAGTTGCGCGCGCTCGTTCTGGTACGCGGTGACATTGGCGGCGTCGGCGGTCACGTACGCTGACGCCGCCGCGGAGAACAGCACGTTCTCCGTTCCCGTACCCCCACCAGCGGTCAAGAGCGCCACGGCTTTTTCCACCGACATCGCGTCGGGTCCGGTGCCCAGCACCACGTTCAGGATGGAGAACGTCTGATTGCGCAGCAGTTCTCGCAGCTCGCTCGTCAGGTTGTACAGGTCGATGTAGAGCTGGGGATCGCCGAGAATCGACTGCCCCATGACCGTCGACATCGCGCGCCGTTTCGCATACTGGAAGATGACCGGCAGCCGACCAAAGCCGTGATCACCTTCTTTGTCCATGATGGCCGATGCCGCCTGCCCCGTCGCCGTGCCTTGCGCCGTGGCGAGCATCCACTTGTCTTCCGTGACGTAGCGCACGCGCAGGACATCGCCGCGCGCCGGCAGCGTAATGTCCGTCCGAGGAATCACCTCGAACAGCTTGACCGCCGTCAGCGTGCCGTAGTCGTCGACGATCCAATCGCCGATGTCGAGCGGGGTATACGTGCAGAGAAACGGCTGGCCCGCTTCAGCCTGGGTCGCGGGTGGCTCGGACTCTTCCGGTCGCTCCATCAAATGCGCGATGTGGCCGTAGAGGCCGCACGCCGTCCACGTGTACGACATGTAATCGTCGATGGTGTTCCGGCGGCCGTCGACGTTTTCCCACCAGGTGGCGAGCGGATGATCCTGCGTGTCAGTCCCCGAACCAATCGTCCGGATGACGGCGCCACGAAACAGGGCGGATTTCAGCTGGTTCAGAATCTGGGCGGCCAGGTTCTCGTACCGCGCAATCGCCCGACGCGCTTTCAGCTTCTTGCTCGGCTTCTTCGGAGTCGCGGCGGTGTAGTCGTCCCACTCCCGCGGATGCGCCACGAGATAGGTGCCATCGAGAAAACCACCCGCCCCCTCGTAGGCGTCTTCCAGTTTTTGCCATACGGGCGCAAAGATCGCGTACTGCGGGTGGGTCGAGGTCACCGCTGGCTGCTGGCCAGACAGGCGAATCGAAGTAATGGACATGAAGGGGGAAAGTGCCGCGTATATGGTGCGGCTGAGTTACTTGGAGGCGGAAGTTTGAATGTCTAAATCCTTCAACAGGCGCGCGAGGGCACGCCGCATCAGTTCGGGCACGCTCATGCGCCGCTCGCAGGCCACCGCATACGCGCGGTCGTAGACACTGTCGGGCATCTTGACCGTCACGGGCGTCGACGATTCACCGCGGGCGAGCGTGGGCCGCGCCACCGTTAGAGCTTCTTTTCGCCCAACGTCACCAGCGAGACGCCCAGCGCATCCGCGATCCGCTGCGCTTCGTAGACCTCGCAGTTGCCGCCCCGCTCCATCTCGACGATCAAATAGTCCGAGACGTTGGCCTTTCTCGCCAAGCCGGAAATGTCCAACCCTGCCACGAGGCGTTGCGCTTGGAGACTGTCGAGCCGAGAGCCTTTGTGTCCGCCTGGCATGCTGTCCTCCTAGAGAAAGCGTTCGACCCGGATGCGACCGACGCTGATGTGCGGATGCTGCACCGGGAACTCGGCATGGACCCAGTAGCCGGCCGCGTCCGAGACGTGCGTGAGCATGGGATTCGACTTCTTGTCGAGATCCCCGTTGTCGAGAAAGACCACCTGTTCGCAATCGCTAATGAGATGCGCACACGACGGGTCGATCCGGCAATGAGTCTGCCCGTCCATCGTGACGAACCGGGCGTTCATGGCCGCCACCCGATCGCGGACGTGCGGCGCGGCATGGCCAATGCACCACGCGGCGGTCGGAAAGACCTCCCGCAAGACCGCATGGTCGGACGGGCCAGTCGTTTTCGCGGATTTGCCGGCCGGATCTCCGTAGATGCGGAGTGCCCCGTCCCACCCGGCTTCGCGGAGCAGCGCCTGCGCTTTCAGCGCACAGGCTCGAGTCGCCTCTCCGCCCAGATGCGTCAGGAAGACTTCGCGCCAGAACCACGGCTCGTCCCCATGCGGTTGGCCGATGATCGCCGTCGCAGGATTCACGTTGAAATCGAAGGACACGCACACGGGCCGGCCCGCGGCAAGCGTGACGGGCGCCACGTGCGCCTGGCGTGCGAACGCATAGTACGCGCGTCCTGCCAACGCCTCGAAACTGGCTTCCCACTCCTGTCGAAACGTGCGCGGATCGGACTCGCGTCGCGCTTCCTCGATTTCCTCGCGATCGAGACAGGGATTGTCGAGACTCTTGAACTGCCACGATCCCCACGATGGGAACTCCGGATTCTGCCCCCGCTCGTACAGATCGTAGAAATGGTTGAAGCTCTTGGGCGTGCCAATGAACAAAGCCGGCGCCCGGTAATCGGCCAGCGCCGGTCGCAGAATTTCGTGATAGATGCTCGGATCCATGTCAGCGTATTCGTCCATCACCATCGCCCGCAACGCGCGTCCGCGCAGGCTGTCGGCTTTCTCGGCGGACCAGAGTCGGACTTCGGCGCCGTTGATCAGAATCAAGGCGAGGTCGCTTTCTCGAGGTGCCTCTCGCAGCCATTGCGGATGGCAGGCCGCCTTGAGATCCGCCCACATAATGTCCTTCGCGTCTTCCCGCGTCGGCGCGACATACCAGTACCGGCCCGCTCCGCGTCGCTGGGCCTGCGCCAACAACCACGCACGCCCGATCTGTGTCTTCCCCCAGCGTCGTCCCGCCGCCACCACCTTGAACCGCCGCCGGTCCTGCCAGACCTCAATCTGGCCCCCGCGATGCAGCCCGAATCGACTCCGCTCACGCGTCGTCGGCGTGCGCGTCATGAATGGCCGCGATGTCCGCGTCCGAGAGTTCGTCAATCACCATCAGCGGCGGCAGCTCGCGCGCGTTCAGATTGACCGTTTCGGCCGGTTTCCCCACCGCATGCGCGAGCACGAAGGTCTCGACCGACGGATGCGCCTTCCCGCTCTTGAGGCGCTTCTGTAACGCCGCCATGTACGCCTGATTGCCGATCGTCATCTCGTAGGCGATGACTTTCATTTCCCGCGTCACCTTGTTCGGGGTGCCCTTTGTCCGACCGCCGGTCTTCTTGCCCTTCATGGTTCTAGAACTGTCTACTTTTGATGACGCTTACCGTGAGAGCCGGTCAGCGCGACGGACACGCAGCGTGCCAGCTTTCGTCAGCGTCTCGCTGTCACTGGTGGTAATCGTGTTCAGGCACTCGTAGTCCTGGCCGTCGTTCCCGCCGGAGAGGAGCACCGACGTCACAGCTCCGGAGGTCGCGGTCGCGATCGCGGTGAGCGCGCTCGGCAGCGTCCAGGTGCTGGTGCTGATGGTGGCGCCGCTGTTGAGTTGCGGGCTCCAGTCCATTGAGTAGGTTTTGGACTCGCTGGGGTCTTTGGTGTCGACGGCGTTCAGGCGGCTCACACGTCCTCCCATGACCCGCGACGCGGAGCGCGCCACGTCGTCTGTCGGGCGGTTGACGTCCAGTTATGGCGACGCGCGAGCCGCCATGTCTGGTTGGGTTGCGGCACCACGGTGAAAATCGTCGCGCCAGGGACCGTGCTGTAGCGTGCGGCCCACTCGTACGCACGCACGTCCAGCTTTGCCCGGTCCGCCGTGCGATGGCTCTGGTTCTGGAAGGCCGGGAGCGTCTGCGCCACCGTCGGCAGGAAGACGAGCGAGGAGCGTCCCGCCGGCGCGCTCCATTCGTAGGCGCGCACATCCAGCCGTGCGCGATCGCGCGTCAGGCCGCCCGTGTCCACGAAGGTCGAGATCGTCTGGGCCACCGTCGGCAACCGACTGAGGGGCAGCCAGCCGTCTGAGGCCCAGTCATACCGCCGGACATCCAGGCGATCACGATCACGCGTCCGTCCCCCCGTATCCACGAACGCGGGCGCCGTTTGTGCAACGGTCGCCACCACCGGCAGCGTGGCGGTGAAGGTGCCCGTGCTCCACTCGTACCGGCGGACATCCAGTCGGTAGGGATCGCGGATCCTTCCGCCCGTGTCGAGGAACGCGGGCGCGGTCTGCGCGACCGTCGCGGGCGCGGGCAGGGTCGCCGTGAACGTGCCGGAGGTCCACTCGTAGGCGCGGACATCGAGCTTGGCTCGGTCGCTGGTGCGTCCACCGGTGGACTGGAACGGCACCCACGTAATCCAGTCATCCGGGACACCGAAGATGTCCGGAATCGACTGCGCGAGGAACCGATCGCTGCGGGATCGATCCGCCGTGCGCGTTCCCGTGTCGATAAAGGCGGGGACCGTCTGCGCGACCGTCGGGCCAGTCGCGGGGAGCGTCGCCGTGATCCACGCCGGCGCACTCCACTCGTACCCGCGCACCTCGAGCGGGCCACGCGCGCGTGTCCGATCGCCATGATCGCTGAAGACTGATGCCCGACTCGCCGTGAGCGGATCAACCGTCCGTGGCCACCACGAGGAGGCGTTCGCGTACCAGTCGGAGGCGCGGACGTCCAGTCGAGCAGCCGCACGCGTGAGACCGCCGGTGTCGGCCCAGGCCGGCGCGGTCTGCGCGACGGTGGGTCCGCTGGCCGGCAGCGTGGCGGTGAAGACCAGTTGCGGACCAGTCGTGCGCTCGTAGACCCGCCGCAGATACCAGCCGGACGAGCCGGCGAGCGCCCCGGATGGCCCGCTGCTGCCGCTGGCCGGCGGCGGCGGTTGCGGCGTGAACCCGATCTCATAGCTGCGGACATCGAGTGTGCGGGCGTTGGCCGTGCGATCGCCGGCCGCGCGCGTCGCCGGAGAGAACTGCGCCGTGACCGGATCGACCGTCTGCGGCCACCACGGCGACGCGTCCCGGTACCACTCGTGCGCGCGCACATCGAGCGTCGGCGCGGATCTGGTGCGATCTCCGTGATCGCTGATGACCGGCTGCCGTGCCGCGGTAACCGGGTCCACGACGCTCGGCCACCACGTCGAAGGATCCGCGTACCACGTCTGGGATCGAACGTCGAGCCGTGGACCGTCTGGTGTCCGCTCGCCGTGCCCGATGAAGACCGGCAGCCAGGTCCGGACGGTCGCGTCGTTCAGACTGACGTCGCTCGAGATCGGCGCCGAGAGATACCAGTCGTAGGTCCGAACGTCGAGCTTCTGGCGCGCGGGCGTGACCGCATGACTGAGACTCTGCTCCGCCGTACTCGCCGGGAGCTGCTTCTGAACGTTCGCGTCGTTAAGGGTGACGTCTCGCGAAATCGGGGCGGCAACGTGCCAGTCGTAATACCGGACGTCGAGTTTCGCGCGGGACGGCGTGACAAAGCACCCCAGCAGCGCGGCCGTGACGGGAATCCACTTCGCGACGAGCAGATCGACAGTCTGCGCCGCACGGGGCGGATAGGTCGGCCCCTCGGTGCGCGCGACGATGCGTTTGTCGATCCGGTTATACATGGCTTACGCGGACACCGTCCGTGTCTGTTCCTCCGGCTGCGCGCCGTTCGGGGTCGACCACCGTTGCGCGATCACCGCGATGGCATCAAGCACGTCCTGTGGATTCGGCGCCACCTTGACGCTCAGCACCGGAATCCCCGCAGGGATGCGGAGCAGGCGCCGCACCACCGCATCCGTAATGAGATCCATCGGCACGCTGCGCAGCGGGTGGACGGACACCTGGTCGGCCGTGACATCTCCCTGAAGTTCATCCGCGATCTGGAGGAGCCGCGCCTCGAGCGGTTCGCGCTCGATGCCATACATGCCGGCCATTAAGAGCGCGGCCTGCAACGATTGCTGCTGGCTCTCGAGTTCGGCGCGCCACCGCGCACGAGCGGTCGCCCACTCGTACGCGGTCAACGCGGCATCGACCTGGGATTGAAACACCGCCAACGTCACGGGCAGCTTTCTATTCCCACCAGTGGAGATGGCCTGCGACAGCCCCAGCCACCGAGGACTGGCAGCGCCAGCCGGTGTGCATGTTCGTGTTCTCGAACTGGTTGAACACGCCCTCTCCGCGCGGCACGCCCCACCGCATCCCGCCGCGCTGGTTGAACGCGGACAGGACCGGGAAGACGGTCGCGTAGGTCGTCGGCTCGGCCGTCATCTTCCAGAGAATGGTCGATGTTGCCGTGACGAGCGAGTTGCCGAACGGCTCACCCGCGGGCGGCGAGGCCGTGCCGGTGCCCGCGCCGGCCGCGCTGACGCGCGACAGGGTCGCCTGGTGCTGGACATCCGCGGGAGCCGTGACACCGCCGCCATACATGGCAGCCTCCACGATCTCTACTGGCGCCTTAGTAACACTCACTAACTTTAGCATTGTGATTACTGATGTAGTAGTGGCGAAATCGCCCCAACTAACGCCAAACTTTGCCATGTTTCTTTCTCCTTGTTATTGTGAATTATCTGCGATCCGGTCCCGGCGTGGTTGTCCATTCGACAGTCCCAGCCGGTAGAGGGACTGCACTAAGAATTGGCACATTATGATAGATGCCTCGCGCGAGCACTTGTCCACAGCGTAGACAATTGCGCCTATACGAATATGTTGTGCCCTGATGATGCGCTTGTGTGTCTGTGTCCACTTCGTCTTTACAGGTGGAACACCATTCTAGTTTTCCTGATGGGATTCCGGTTTGAGGTTGCAGAGCAGTAAAAGGTGATGCACTGGACTTACCTAATCTAAACCGTTCTGGAAATGTGTTAATATTCGCCATGTTAGTTAACTGAGACTAGGGGAGCTGTATCTACCATCGTGCGGATTTCGTAGGAAGCCATCGGTGGTAGCAATGAGTCTGTAATCTCTATTTCTACGTTTTGCACATCTAGCACTGCGTGCTTGTTATCGCTACAGAGTAGCCATAACTCACCCAACGTGCTCTTAAATAGGACGTTTACAACCTCAAACGTTTTTCGCTCGCCTGTCCCGATCACGCGGACTTTCATGCGTCCACTCTCCCGATGATGATGCTGCTGTTCGTTGACTCGGCCCAAATACCAGCCAGTTGATCGGTGGTGGGGCCACCACCACCCGCCAAGCGAAACGTCGCTAAGAGGCCGAGCGCCGTGACACTCGCTGTCGTCGTGAGCGTCACCGACGGCGCACTCGTACAATCCAGATAGGCCAAGCAGGCTCGGCAGTCAGTCACTCCAGCCCCCATCACATTTCCGTTTGTCGGAATCGTGAACGAATTATTCACGGACGGCGTACTGGCCGTGCTCCCGCCGGCCTCCCAGACAGCCAAGGCCAATTCTGTCGCGTCTGCGATCGCCGATGTGGGACCGACCGCATGCGTCGTCGCCGCCGACGACGCCTCGATCGCAAACACGTCAAGCGACGTGGCATTCAGTGGCGTCGTTTCGACGAGGAACATCATCGCGTTGACATCACTGATCGTAAACGTGAACGTCGTGGCGCCCCCAGCGACGTTGCGCGCCACTCGACAAGTTACATACCAGGCCTGTCCTGAATCATCGTTCTCGGCGGCGGTCGCCGTGGTAGCGTCCCCGGACGTTTGCGTAATGGTAAACCCCGCCTTGGGTGCGGTGTTCACCACGAAGACGACAATCGAATTGCCTGCCGTCGTCGTGATCGATTTACTAAGGCTCCCGACGCCCCCGCTTTGCACCGTTTGACATTGGACAAACGCCGACATCTATTGCACCTCGACATAGTGGGTTAGACTCGCATACCGCGGATAGACGCGCGCCGTAAATACCCCACTCGGCGCCGCACAGGTATACGGACTGGCATTCACCACGGCATAGGGCACCGTCGCTTCGTAGCAGACAACCATCCGCACCAAGGTCGCATCGTTCGGCGTGATCGTGCAGAGGCTCCCCGCGCAGACATTCCCGGCTGTGAGCGTATACCCGCCGGCTTTGTAGGGATACGCGCCGATGTCCACCGTGCTGCTGCTCCCGTAATAGACCGGATCGCCTCCAGCGCAGGTCAGCGCCGAATCGACCGTCAAGGCATCGCCTGACAGCGCCAGCACGGTGCGCGTCGTGGACGCCCCGATCGTCACAGTATCGCCGGGCATCAACTTCCCGCCATAGGCCGGCAAATTGGCCGAATCATCGGGCACAAAGAAACTGCCGGTCCCAGCCGCGACGGTCAGTGTCGTACCGCTACAACTCACCGCCGTGGTCAGGGGGCCACCTGTGCCTCTCGCCCCAGACGTGGCGTCGAGGGTGAAGTCCAACCCGGCAACGTTGGTCAGTTTCGGATCGATATTCGATTGCTTGTGCGATTGCGCGTTCCACGCCGCCGAGAAGGAATACGTCGTGCCTTGTCGGAACGTCAGGTTGTAATCCTGCGTTTTCGTCATCGTGCCCGCACCGCCAGAGAACGCAAACGTATCAATGGCCGAGGTCGTATCGTCGCTCACGCACTGCTGATAGAGTTCGTTCCAGAACGCGAGCGAGAGGGTCGCGCCACCGCTTGACGCGAATCCCGCGCCGCATGCCTGCGATCCGTTCACCGCCCGATCGTCAAGCACCCACGTGTTGTTATAGAACCGTTCGCGCATGTTGCTGCCGGATCCCGTCGAGTACTGACTGTAGACGCCAGACCCGATGTTGGTGCCCACGTTGAACCGCTGGATGTTATCGGACCAGTCCGGCGTGTCCTGGTTCTGTGCGTGCATGAACTTGTTGTTATTGCCCGTCGGTGTGCCCTGCCCGAACGTCGCTTCGACAACGCTGAACGTATACCCCTCAGTGGCATTCGTGGCGATGTAAAAATTATCCGGATGCGTCCCGCCACACTGAACGAGTGCGCTGAAGTTGTCGTTATAGAACCGGTCTCGCGTCCCGACGGGGCCAATACCCACATAACAGACGGCGGAAATATCCACATAGCCAAAAAATTCATCATCGCCTGCGAGCAACGTCCCCACGATCCCGCTCGTCCCGCTCTGGTTAATGTTCGTCAGCACCCCGCCGAGCCAAATACACTTGTCGCAGCGATTCGTGCTGCCGAGGCCAATGTCGAAATTGTAGGCTTTGTTTGCGCCCGTGTTCTCGATCGTGTCGTTCCAGAATTCCAGCCCAGTGCTCGTGCCGCTACTGACAATCACGGCGCCCGAACATCCCCCGACCGACATGTCCATCGTAAAGCCGATCAAACGAACATAATTCTTCCCGCTCACGGTAAACCCGCAGGTATTAACCAGGCCATCGGCGACGGCCGTGATCACGTTTCCAGAAGTGCCGCTATTCGTGAGCGTGGCCCGTTCGACATAGGTACCCGGCTGCACGCGAACACAATCTCCCGCGACCGCTGTTTGTAGCCCTTTCGTAATCGTTAACCACGCGCCCCCGGCGGTATTGGTCAGCCCGGTGTGCGTGTTGTTGCCGTCCGTGCGGACGTAATAGGTCGCGCCAAGACAAGTCTGCGCTGTTCCGACGACGGTCACCGGCGCCCGAGGCACGATGAACTGCCCCGGCAGCAGCAGGGCCGCGATCAGAACCACGACGCTGCGCACGCGGTCGAGACTCAAGGGTGTTGAGGGAGGCCGAATCTAATTCGGCTCAGGTTGAAGTATGCGCGTGAGTTACGAAGATGTCAGCGGCAGAATGGCCGCGCGTGTTGTCTTATGCCGTTCAACGCTTACCTAATGTTGTACGTGGAACATTCAGGCCGTTGCGCGACGTTGCTCAAGCAGGCGTTGCAGCTCTGACTCGCGAATGAGTTTCCGTCGTCGGCCTGGCCGCACGTACGCGACATGGCCCGCACGCATCCAGCGATACAGGGTCTCGATGTGGACGCCGAGCCGCTTCGCAGCCACGTCCGTCCGCACCATCCGATCGCTCTGAGACTCACCGCCCATTCGTGGCCCTCGCTTTGCTTTCTCGCATCATGCCTCGTGAGTTCTGGGAACCTCGCCCGCGTCTCGTGTTCACGGCACATGCGCGCCGCGATGGAATTCACGACGGCTCATCGACGCCCCAGCGACCTCACCCCTTCGCCTGACCGATGCCGAGAATGGCATTGGTCAGCGCGTCCATCCAACGCGGGGGCATCGTCTACGGCTCCTCTGACGCATCCAGGTCCGGGCCGATGTTCTTCTCAACCCACGCGCGCATCCGCACCCATTTGTCTTCGGGCGTCTCGCGCCGCGCTGTCCAGTATTCGTCGTTGATGTAGACGACTTCTGCCGCGAGCGCCCGCGCGATGCCGAAGTGCCGCGCGAGCAGGTCCGCTGACTCGTCCTCGTCGTCGCCGTTCGGTGCGGCCGGATCGAGTGCCCCGAAGGCGCAGACCTCCCCTGCCGCATCCTTAATCTGGCCGGAGATGAGCCGCTTGACTGGCATGGCGTCCAGCGCATCACGGAGCCGCTTTAAGAGGGCTTGTCCGCGACGGCCGAGAATTGCGGCGTCCACGGCTTGCCGATAGAGTTCGATGCACTCGCAATCATCCGAATAGCCGCTTCTACTCATCGTGGCTCCTCTGGCGGGGACGCAGGGGGTGAGGGAAGCGCCGAGAGCGACATCCAAAACGGTAAAAACGCTTCCTCCGGCCACGCGGTCGTGTAGTCACCGTTGATCCAATTCATGTGTTTCTTGCCGTTTGGGGTGTCGTACATTCCGGGCTTCCATCGAACATCCATCGGACCGAACGCGAAATGTGGCCGCAACGCCACCGTTCCATCGCGCTTAAAGTCATCGGGAAACGTCTCGATCGGCTGCCACGCCGGGGCGGGCAGGCTGGATTCCATCTCTGCGGACCGCACGGGAGACGTGGACGGGGAGGCCCCCGCCAAGGCGGAGAGCGCGTCTCCAAGCACATCGGTCGCGTCCGTCACAGCGTCATGGAGGGTTGTGGCGAGGTCGGCAATGGCGAACGACCAGCAGGGCGGGCCTGCGGACGCGGGCACCGGGGGAGCGGGATCGGCCGAGAGCAAGTAGGACAATTCGTGGATGGCGCCTGTGAGAAGCGCGCGAATCTTCACGCGTTCGTCTGCGTCTGGTTCGGTCGGGACCAGATAGCCGTTCGGCTCAGTCCAGCCGTCGAGATTCGCTTGATGCTGTGCGCGCCGTTCTTCTAAGAGGCGTAACGCTAGGCGGGTCTCGGCCTTCGGCGGGTGCGTCATCGGGATCTCCTGTGGCGCGGTAGAGGCGGTTCCATGGTCAGGGCAGTAGAGCGGCAGATGCCCAGCATCGCCGCCGTCCCAAGTCCTCAGCGGCGCCGTGGCCGTACACCCGCACGGATAGGAAATTGTCAGCATGGCGTGTTGCATCATCGCGTCGTCTCCTGCGGGGGCAAAAACGGGCTGTCGATGGTCGGCGCTTGCGGCTGGAGTTTCTCGCCGAAGTTCATCTGCCGCAGCCACAATCGCCCTTTCAATAGCACCGTGAGGCGCTCGCGCCACGTCAGCGACCAACAGCTGATCGTCTCTCTGTTATCGGTGTAGGCGGGCAAGGGAAGATAGGGCGGCTGATTCTTCGCCCACACAATCGTTTGCTCTGGAAACTCAATCGGTGTCATGTGTTTGTCTCCTGCGGGGGATCGCCCACGGTGGCGAGGATCGCGTCGAGATCGTCGGCGTGTTCCTCGAATATTTTCGCTTCGGAAGCGCAGCCGAATGCGAATGCTCGATGATCTTCGCGATTGGCTTCGTAGAGCTGTTCGAGCACCGTTTGGCGCTTTCGCCATGTCGCCACGAGGGCGCGGAGCGCGTCACCGAGATCGGTCCCGTGCCACGTGATTGGAGCCACGAGGAGACTCCGCACGGGCAGCTGCGTCGGATTATTCCACTCGAACGAGGTGCCGGCACCATAGGTGTACACGGCGTTCGTACCATCCTCGAACACAAGGATGAGCCGAGAGGCGTCACCGAGATCGGTCATCGGTCCTCCAGAAGATCAGGCGCAGCAGACGACGAAGACGCGTCGACGCGCGTGGACGTGCCGGGATCTCCCACCGTCCGTCGTACCGCAGGGTCGGACACGGGCGATCCCATCGTCTTCAAGAACGATACTTGCTTCGCTTTCGGGATCGTGTCGAAGAGTCGCCCCGGTTCGGTCTCGCGCAAGCGTTTTGCAGCGACTTCGCAGTACTGTTCGCTGATCTCGATCCCGATGGCCTTTCGCCCGTTCAACTTCGCCGCGACGAGCGTCGTGCCAGATCCCGCGAAGGGATCCAGGATGGTTTCGCCTTCGTCGGTGAACAGCCGCACCCAATCGATCACCATCGGCAACGGCTTCCCCGTAGGATGCAGGCCATCCGTCACGACTGGCCCGATCCAGTTTCCGTGTTCACCACCGCCGTTCCATTGTTTTCGACCAGCCCGCGTATTGTGCAAATAACAAATGCCGTCCCATCCGTTGCCGGGCCGATCAGCGGTTAATTGCGGCATTGGATTCGTTTTCACCCACACGCCGAAGCGCACAAACTCCCACGGCTCTGGCGTGGCAGATTCCAGCGCCGCGACGTGTCGCCAATCGAGGGTGGCAATAAACCATCGCCCGCATTTCTCAGCTAAACCCCGCAATAAAAAATCGATGGCGGTGAAATCGATGGCGGTGAAATCGATGGCGGTGAAATCGATGGCGGTGACAGGATCGCGTCCATGCCCTCGATTGCTGCGCGCTCGCGTATGGGTCGCATTGCTGAACGGCGGATCTGTGATGACGTGATCCACTGGCTCCAGCGTCGGCAAGATCGCCAAGCAATCCCCGTGATATAGCCGCACGCTCTCGTCTTCGTAAAAGACGCGGGGAGCCGTCTCCGACGCGGACTGCGCGTGGATGTGTCCCTCGGATGGGGGTCGCCGGTCACTAACGCGCCTTGTCATTCGTCGTCTCTCTGTCTCCGTGTGTGATCCGTCCCCTCACCGCACGTGACGGGGCCAGTGTTTCGCCAACTGCGTCACGTCTTCCACGAGCCGTAAAATAATCAGATCGTTCCCGTTCCAAATATCCCACCACGCCTGTTGCGCCTCGTTGAGTTGCGCCTTCCCGCGCTTGACCTCAGCCAGCTTCGTCACTCGCTGCTTCCCAATCACGAGATCCGGCACCCCGCGCGCACTCAGCCGGGCCACCGTGAAGCCGCACCGCTCGAGCGCATCGATGATGTCGGCCTCGTTCTGATCGCGGCGCGGATTCAGCCGTCTCAGCGACATTTACGATCCTCCTGGCCGACGCAGAGAGAGAAATAAAGTCTCTTCCTCGCGCGTGGACGGTTCGTGACCCGTTGCGACGGCTGGATCTACCGCGTTGTCGGACACGGGCCATTCGAACGACGCGATGGGCGTCACCGTGTTATTCAGACCCATCACCACGACACGCCACGCCGAATCCGCAACCGGATCGATCAGCATTATCTCGCCGCTACCCGTGAACGAGACCTGTATCGTCTCCGCGCGGTCGGGATGCGCCACGCGAAGCGCGGTCCGCACACGTCGGGCGTCCATGCGCGACCCAAGAATCAGCGTCGGCTTCTGACGTCGCTGAGCGGCGCACGCCTCACAGTCCGCCTTCCCGTCCGTGCAATGCTCACAGTCCGCCGTGTGCTCATCCCCGCACGCCCTACACGTACAATCGATTGTCCCGGTTCCGTCGCATTCGTCGCACTCAATGGTGCCCGTGCCGTGGCACTCCTCGCAGACGGGACGTGTCTCATTAACATCGACAAAATCCATAAGCGCCGATGCGGGCCCAATGGTGACGTGGTGCCGCTCTTTCGTGAGCCATTTTTGAATAGCAGTCGCGTATTTCTCCGGCGCGGGGCTGATGGGTTCATAATCCATACACCCGTGCCGGAACGCCACGAGCACGTGGCCGTCCGTGGAGATCGCCCATGCCGCGCCGTCTACGGTCACGAGCCACGGCTGGGGCGGTGTGCCTTCCGGCACAAAGTCCATCGCCAGCGTTGAAAGAGCGGCGCGGTCGACTGTTCTCATGGCTCACTTGTCTCCACTGCGAACCGATAACTGCCAGCCTCGATTCCCTTTCGACGGGAGCCCCCGTTTGGTCTCCGTCACCCAAAAGGGATCATGTTGCTGACAAATCGCCTTCAGCGGTTTCACGCACTGCGTCCGCGTACAGCTCCAGGTGCCACACGAGGGGCAGGTATGGGTATGGGGTTTCATGCAGAGTGCCGTGCGAGCTGTTCAACCCGCTGCGCCAAATACTCTTCGAACCTGCCCGCGCGGTGCATCTGCATCGCGTATTGCAGTGCCCACTCGGCGTCGTCCTTCTCGCTTTTTGATGTGGCCGCGAGTCGAGCCGTCATCAGCCGCTGACACTCCGTGACATACGGCGTGGGCGGCGGTGCGAGCGACCGACGCACGCGATCACAGAGCGCCATGATCGGGCAGCCCTCGCTTGGCGAGTTCGTCTTTCAGCCCACTCAGCACGGCGTGCGCTTCTTCGCGCGATGGCGGCAGCTCGTGTCGTTGGGCCAGCCGATACTGCGCGCGGTAACTGGCCTTGAACAACTTGGCCGCCCCGAGAAATTCCGGGCCTTCCCCAGGCAACTTCTCGCAGAGATTCCGCCAGCCACCGCCATACAGCGCGAACGCGGCCGCGCGGGTCGCGTCATCCGGCCACGCGTCGAGCGCCGGCGCGTTCCAATAGCCGTACTGCCGCACGAGCCGCACGACTTCCCCCCACGCCAGATCCGCGCGATCGTCGGCTGAGCCTTCGATGGCTTCCCGAATCTCGGCCGGCTTCGGGAACCACTTCGACGTCTGAACGTGAACCGTCGCGGCCGCGCGAATCTCCGCCAGCTCGAGATCCGCGAGCGCCGCGAAGTAAATCTCCATCCGCGCGAGCGAGACGGGCTCGCTGTACGTCTCCCCGAGTCCGAGCATCAGCGTCCCGAAGTCATCGCGATCCTGGTCGGTCATCGCTGCCCCCGTGCTACAAACAACGCTTTCGCGGCCGCGTTGCCAGCCGTCTTACCAACAGGCGCGGCCGCGCTGATCGCCACGGGTAATCCCCGGCGCACGGCTTCCGCCATCGTCTGTTCCTGTAACCACTTCCCGCCGTCCCGTTGGGGAATCACAAGCGCGGCCGCGTCGGCCTTTTTGGAAAGTTCAAAGAACCACTCGTGGATGTCGAACGCATCGAACGACGGGCCGAGTAATCTTCGAAGATCGTCAAACTGCCATTCGAAGACGACGAACCGCGACGAGGTGAAGATCGGTCGCTTACTCCGCGCGTTCGTGGGTTCCTCAGCCGCTGTCTTCTCCGCAGAGCTAAGATGAGAAGAGATAAGATCAGAAGAGATAAGATCAGAGCTTTGCCAGATAGGTGCGGCTGGCTTACCAGGCTGCGAAAGGCTTGGGTTATCTGGTGGCTTTTCTGGTTTCGGTGGCCTGCCGCCTTTCTTCCCGTTGTCGACCTGCCGGCGACGGAAGGCGCGTTGCTTCTTGCGCTCTCTCTCTAGGCGTCGATTAATGAGCCGCCCACCCTCTTGCGCGGCTGGTTGGAAGCACGGCGCAACGGCGGGCCAGAGCCGCTTGACCGTCGCTGTTGGCACACCAACAACGCGGCCTAAGAGATAGGCATCAGACGGGATCGTGCCCTCGGACCAGCAGTGACATAGGAGTGTGATGTACAACCCACGCTCCTGAAGCGACATCAGCTTGACGTGCTCGTCGGCTGTGAACTCGTTGGGGTAGAACTGAAAGGCGGGCGACTTTCCGATAGAATCCGCATCAGCCATGTCTGCGCCCTCTTCGCGCGGAGTGGTTAGGGGCGCAGCCGGTGTTTCCGCACCGTGTGCGCTCCGCCTATCTTCGCCTATGACTGGCTGATTTTCAACAGATTTATGCACGATTTATCACGTAAAGCGAAAGCAATTTAGGTCCGCTCCTGCATCGCGCGCACAGCGTCCTGCCCCTCGCGCGAAAGGCACCACGTACTGTTAGGCGTCACGCCGTCCGGTCCTGGCCTAGTTGTAAAGCCCCGCGTCACCAAGCCCGCCTTCATCAGCGCGGCCCGGATGCTGTTCACGCTCGTGCGTTCACAGACGAGCAGGAACTTGGCCTCCCAATCTGTTAACGGCCCCTTGGTCGCCAAGAGCTGGAGATAGCGACGGGTCTTTAACAGACGGCTCTGGTCGGCTTTCACCGCGCCTCGCCAGCTGGTGTGCGAGCCGTCCGCGAAGAAGGATCCCTGTGCGGTCTGGTGTCCAGCCATCAATCGCGCTCCAACACGTACGGCGCCGTCTCGCGCGCCACGAGATAGAAGATCCCGTCGTCACCTTTGCGATAGAACAGCAGCCCGTCTCGCGCGCCACGCGGCGTCTGTGGTTCGATCGCGAGCTGCTTGCCGTGGATGCTCTCCGGCCCGCGGCGGTGGATCCACGCACAGATCCGAATCAGGTTTTCCGCGGTGTATGCCCCACCCAAGGACGCGTCGAGCATGTGCGCGCACTCCAAGCCGCCGCGGCACTTGTGCGCCATCGGCCAGCGGCAGCGCGGTTGGAATCGATGGACGTCTTTGCGGACGGCGGCTTCGCGTTTCGCGCGCTCGGCGTCGGCGTCCTCTTTCGCTAGGACGCGTGATCCTCGTGCGGGCTTCTGGAGTTGCTTCGCCACGTCAGGATCGAAGACGGGAGGGACGTAGTTCGGCATCTACATCGTCCTCTCGTTGAATCGCCAGCGCGGCACGCTGTAGCCGACTTCTTCCAGGAGAATCAGATCGCGCCGAATGGTGCGAGTGCTGACATCGAACTCCTGCGCCAGTTCATAGAGAGATGGCGCGTACCGTAGGCCATCCACGCGCCGCAGGATCGTGAGTAAGCGCCGAATCGATTCGCTCCGCGGCTGCATCAGATGCGCCTCGGATCGCCCGCGCTCGTCTGCCGCTGCATCGACTCGCTCCGGCAGCGTCCACACACGTAGCCCGGTCCTTTGCCGTCACCGAGATCGATCGCGCAGCAGACCCATTTGTATTGCCCGCACTCGCGGCAAAAGTTGCGCATGAAACTACCCCTAAAGGACGGCTCGTAGTTCGGGCGGCTGTCGTCCTGCGTCGGTACCGTCTCGGCTTTCATTCGTCCTGGCTTCATGCGGCAGCTCCCTTCTCGCGCTTCTCCGCGCGCTCGTATTCCTTGCGGTAGTCCTCGCCTGGATCCTCGAACGTCAGCCCGAAGAACTCCTGACTAAAGAGTTGGACTTTTTCCACGAACCGATGGAACTGCGCGACGGTCATGCCGGAGGTGCGGCGGACCACTTCAAACTCCAGCATCTCGCCGCTCTTGGGGTTCACATACGAGATCGTTTCGGTCGTGAACCGTGCGCACATCTCGTCGTGGATGTCCTGCTTGTCTTGGCCGGTGTACTCCGCGATTGCGGGATAAACGACGCCGAAGAGATACCGATTCGATGCGTTCGATCGCTTCGCTTGCGCCGGTTCGATCGTGATGGTGATTTCGCACGCCGAATGCTCTTTGAGCGCCGCGCGCACTTCGTGGATGTCCACGTCGAGGACGCCGCCGTAGCGCAGCCAGCCGCCGATCGAGACCGACCAGACCTTGCTCACGCCACGGCTCCGGCGCCCATCAACGTCTCGATCTCTGCGTCAATCTCGTCCAGGAACCGTTGCGCCGCTTTGCCGTACGCGAGCACGTCGATCTCGACGCGCGGCACGCGAGCAATGAACAACTGCTTGGACTCCGGGAAGCGCGGATCGAAGCTGACGAAATCGCACCACTGCGCGCCGGAGATCCAGAGGTTGTGCAGGATCTGCGGCATGTGCGTCTGCGGCACGCCGCCCGCTTTCCAGTAGGACAGATGCGTGGAGGACTTCGGGCACTTCAGTTCCACGATGCCCTTGAAGTCGTTCACGTCACCGTCGAGCGAGCAGCCGACCATGAGTGTCGTGTGCGAGAGAAAGCCGGTGCCCCGGACGAGATTGCCGCTGCGCCATTCGTAGGCCAATAAGGCGTCCGACTCGTGATCGATCCCCCACTGCATGACCGCGTTGACGTAGGTGTCGTCCTGCGCCATGCCAGTCAACCGCTCGCAGACGAGCCGAGCGAGCAGATCGCGCCGTTTGTAGCCTGGAGACTTCCCGTCCTTGAGGACATCGAGCATGTCGCCCGCAGCGGAGCCAGTGAGCCGTCCGAGTCGCGATTGGAACCATTCGGGCGAGCGTTGCTCGTGCTCGACGATAACGAATGGACGGGTCATGCGCGCACCTTCGTGGCTTTCTCGCGCAAGGCGCTCCAGCGGTCCTTATCGTGCGCGGTGGCGTACTTCCGGTATTCCTCTTTCGACTTCTTCCAGGCGTCCGAGAGCGCCGGCCAGCCGCCGTCTTCGGCCGCAGCTCGCATGTCGTCCGCCCAATCCTCGTACCCGGCAGGCTTTGCTGGCGCCTGCGCTTTCGGCTTGACCTCGTTCCCGTCGCGGTCGTCTTCCCCGACGGCGACGTTGAAAATCATCTTCAGGAGGTAGCGCATCCCGTAGGACATCGCTGCGCCGGTGGCGTGCGTCTTCGTCATGACGTCGCCGCCCTTCGCGCCCTTGCCGTCGTTCGGCATGTCTACCTTGTAGGTGCGCGAGTGGCCGCCGCGATGGGTGACGTACGCCAGCACCCGGACGTGGTCGGCTATTGAGGCGTCGGCGGTGTCGAAGGACATCCCGAAGCCGTACTCGGTGTAGATCGGCCGCAACGCGCGATCGATCTGCGCATAGGACGCGTACCGGCTTCTCGTCTGCGGATTGCTCGCGTCTGCGGCGATCGGCCGCATCTTCTGTTGCGCGTCCGTCATCGCGGCGTTGAACAACTCCTCCGCCGACCGCGCGAGCAGCCGTTCTTGGAGCTGCATCAACCGATCGAGCTTGTCCACGTCGATGGAGGGATCGCGCGCCAGCCGCTCGAAGCTGCTGATCGCCTGGGCGGTGGACGAGACGGGCACCAGTTCCGCCTTAGCTGGTTCCACCGTCTCAAGGTCACGCACGAGCGGCGGCTGTTTCGTGACGGTCGCCATTACCTCGCTCCCGCCCGCGTACGCGCAGCCGCCAACTTGAGATACACGGCCGGCGTGACAGATGTCTCGTTCTCCAGCGTCCCGATGAGCGCCGCCCGTACACTCGCCACGAGCCGATGCGCCAGCACGCGCGCTTCGGCCAACCCTCGGTCCCGCATCAACGCGCGGTACTCATCCGACAGCAGGAGTGTTTCCACCGCCTGCTCGTGTGCGGCCTTCACCCAGTCGGGATGGATCCGGCGCAGGAGATACATCGCCGCGCCTTCCAGATCGAGCGCCCGATCGTTCGTCAATCGATCGCGGGAGTTGACGCCGAACAGGACCGCGGCGGCGTACTCCGCGATCGCATCGGCCTGCTGCTTCTCTTCGGCCAGCAACTCCCGGAAGGACGGCCGGTCGAAACTCTGGACGATGGGATCGCCGCACGCCTCGACGGCCTTGGCGCGTTCCTCCAAGGTCTTGGCGCTGGCCTCGCGAATGTCAGCCTGCGAGGGCAGATCGAAGGGATTAAAGGTCACGGGTTGCGCTCGTTTCGCTGCCAGACTAAGATGTGTGCCAGACACGTTTCGTTTCCTTTCTTGGGTGGGCCGACGTCTTCAGCGTCGGCCTTTTTTGTTGTTACTCGAACCAGCGATTCGGCCCCTGTCCAATCACCCACAGCACCAGCAGTTGCAGCAGGCTCCACGCGAGGAGCAACACCCCGGCGATTTGCCATCCGTTCATCGCTTCTCCTCGTGAAATCCCTCTGACTCCAGCCCGCAGCGCACGCATCGCGTAAAGACAAACCGCCCCTGCCACGCGAGCACGAGATCCCGATGCCGGCAGCACCGTTGCCGCAGTTCGAGCCACGCGAACTCCAGCCAGCGGCGCATCTAGGACGCTCCTGAACTGCCACCGCCGGCGGCTTTCGGATCGGGACACCCGAGCAGCCAACACGTCCAACTCGTGGTCGGGTCGCAGCCGTTACAGAAGTCGGGGCCGACGATGGCCGCTCGGCGCGCAACCGCGACAAGCACGAGCGCGAGGACCGTCACAACGATCCACTTCCTCATGACGCTTGCTCGTGTTCTCCAACGGCCAGATCCATCTTCACCATCCGGCGTTCCAGACGATCGAGTCCGGCGATGAGGCGCTGAAGGTCTACGTCGCGCAGCAAAATCAGCCCGAGCGGCGAGGCGGTTTCCTCAATGAGCGCCGAGAGAAAGCCATCAAGCTGATGTGCCCGGGCAAGGAACGTCAGCGGATCGTGGCCGTTGATCTGTTTGCTGAACCGCGACACCGAAAGGCCAATCTGCACGGCCGCGGCTTCAAGGCCCCACCCCGCGCGGGCGAGGGCTCGAATCACCGATGCGCGGAACTCGGCATCGCTGAGGAGCACGCCGCCGAGGACGATCAGGCCAATCAGCATGACGGTCATCCGATCGGGCGTTTCCCGAGGGCTCGGAGCGGCGCAGAGTGTTCACCATGCGAGAGACAGGGAGTCGGGCGTCCTTCACTGTTCCGCCAGCGGCGGCCGTGCTCAAACGCGATGATGTCGTCGAGGCGCCAGCGGGGATGGCCCGGCAGCTCGACACGCGGCGGCGTGATGCCACGCTTCCGCCAGGTGCGCCACGTCTCATCGGAAATCCCGAGGCGCCGACAGACGCGGCTTTGCGTAAGCACCTGCGGGCCGTGCGCATCGCGCTGCGTCGGCTCCGTCTCCGGCGTCGCCGACTGGAGCGGGCGGTTCATGCGGCCACCTCGGGAAACAGGTCAGAGACTGACCGTTGAAGGACCCCAGCGAGGCGCAGCTTTTCCGATTCGGAGGGCGTGACGCGGTTGCGAATGATTTGGCTGAGACGCGTGTGGTGAATCTTCGCGAGCGCGGCGATCTCCAGCTGGTCTTTGCCGCTCTCGATGCACGCGACCTTGAGAACAACGTTCAGACTCACGAGCAGGAATATACGCTCAACTCATATGCGTGTCAACACTTTTACGTGCGAGAATCATATATTCTGTAACACTATATTCTGTAATGATTTACAGGGATATTTATGTTGGGTATGCTTCGGGCCGTGCGGAAATGGCTCGCGCTGACAGAAGCGCGGAAGCGGGTGAAGCTGAGGCAAGAAGACGTTGCCGCGAAGCTCGGTGTCGAGCAGTCGGCTGTCTCTCGCTGGGAAACGGGACGCAGTTTGCCGGAGACCGAGACGCTGATTCGTTTAGCTGTGCTACTTGAGACCGACGTGAATACGCTGATTCTCGGCCTCGATCCGAAGCATGACCTTCTCTGTCAGGCGGATCGCGGATCCTCCTCCGCTGCGCGTTCCCAGGCGCAGCTTGGGGGACCTTTAGATGCCGCGACGGTCGCTACAGCTCGTCTTCTCGCAGAATTCTCCTCAACGTACGACGCTTTCCACCGTGCCGTGTCGGATGTTGCCCGTGACCTCACTCGACTCGTGGAGGATGCGCCGGCTCACATCACAGATGGAAAGACTGGCACAGGAAAAGCCGGTCGCGCTGGCCATCATCGAAAGGTGGGTTGATCTGCTATGCGAAGAACAAGATTCGCAATCGGCTGGATAGTGCTCGTGCTCGTTACATCGTGCGGCGGCGGATCCTCCCCCACGACGCCGACGCCGACGCCGCCCGCACGCACCACGTTCAATCTCACCGGCAACGTCGCGAATGCGCGTCTCACCACCATTCGGATCCCCAACGCGACGCTGACGATTCAGGGCGGCGCGAACGACGGAAAGACAACCGCCTCAGACAGCGCCGGTAACTACACCTTGTCCAGCCTGACGCCGAGTACCTTCACCGTCGTCTCACACGCCGCCGGATACATCGACGGCTCGCAATCGGTCACGGTGGGCAACGGCGACACGTCGGTACAGATTCTCATGGACCCCCCTCTCTTCATACAGAGCGGTGTAGGTGATAACGTGTTCGCGCTGCCAGCATTTGTCTCGAAGGTGCGCGTCGATGCGACGTATCCAGGCTCCTGCCAGAACTTCGTCGTGAAGGGCACTGTGAGCGGACTGCTCATCAACATCATCATCGGCACATGTTCGATCGCCGACACGCGCAGCCCGTTCAGCGGGACCTATCTCGTGAAGGGCGGCGAGACGCTGCAAACGACGATCTCGACGGGCGTTTCATGGACGGTCACCGAGCAGCGATGACGCGCGTGCTCCCCTTTCGGCAGCACCCGATGCCGAAGAAGCCCCCGATGCCCCGGCCGCCCGGCGGCCTGCGCATCACGGTCACGGTCTCACGGCCCGATGCCAAGAACAAGTAAGCGTACGACGATCGCCACGGGCATCTATGCCGATGCCTCAGGCTTTGAAGTGCGGGCCATCGTCGGGGACTGGTCGAAGGCGCATCGCTTCCCGCCGAACGCCACACTGAAGGAGATGAAGACGTGGCAAGAGGATACCCGCGCCCGTCTCCGGCATTCAGGTGTTACACACGCCACGCGCGGCACGCTCGCGGCGGACGTCGATCTGCTCCTCGCGCGCGTCGGCCATCTCGCCGGGTGGAAGTCGCTCCGGTCCGAACTCCGGGCGTGGGTCCGCGTGTACGGCCCGCGCCGGCGGCGGTCGCTCGAGCCGACGGATATTCTCGCCGCGCGGCACCAGTGGCTGTCTGACGGCGTTGCGCCGCTCACGATCGTCAATCGCGAATCAGCCCTCCGGCGGCTCTGGCATCAGCTCGATGGCCGCAAGGCGTCGACGCCGTTCGATGATCTGTCCGCGATCGCGTCGCATCGGACGCCGATCGTGGTCATCCCGCCGGCGCTGGTGCTGCGCGTCTATGCCGTCCTCACCACGTGGCGCCGTGAGGGACGTCGCGGGCTCCACGATTCCAAGACACGGGCGCGGTTCATGGTCTACGCCAGCACCGGGCGCCGGCCGTCTGAGATCGCGCGCGCGCAGTTTACCGACGTCGACTTTCAACGGGGGATCTGGTACCCCCGCGACGGCAAGGGCGGCTTCTCCCCGGGCATCTATTTGAACGCGGACATGCTGGCGGCGTGGAGTCTCTTCGCGGGCGCGAACGCCTGGGGGCGGTTCCGGAACTTCACGCCGATCCTCCGGAAGGCCGGCTGGCCCGACGACGTGCGCCCCTACAACCTCCGACACACCGTCGGGATCACGATGAGCGAGGCGGGCGTGGATTTGGCCGACGTCGGCCCCCATTTGGGCCACAAGCGCCTGGAAACGACCCGGCGGCACTACGTCCCGGTGTTGCACTCCCGTCTCCAGCAGGCCAGCGAACGTATCGATAAGCGGTTTGGCTGGTGACGGTGCCACGGTGATTACCACGCGGAGCGCTGGAACCACGTGGAAACCCTTGGAAAAACCGCGCGCGGAACTTTCGCTGTCATTCTCAGGTATTGCACGAAAACGCCGGGCGTGCGACTGTCTACGTCGGCGAAAGCGGTTAGTTTCCGTATCCAAACTCGATCCGACTAACTGCCTCAGCACACAGGACGTGCCACGATAGGCACCACGGCGAACGCGAAACCCTCAGCCGTGGGGCGGTCTACCAAGCACGGGGTATCGAGTGGAGGCTTAGGGACATGAAACGGATCTGGATCGGCGTCGTCCTTCTGTTCGCCTTCCGCAGTGTGGCGCTCGCGGCGTGTCCAGCCGGACAGCCGGCTGCACCCTGGCCCGGTCCCGCCTTCGTGCCGACGACGAACTGTCAGGGCTGGGTGCCGCGCAATCATCCGCTGGCGATGCCAGATGATCCAGCGATGCCGAATCTTCCGCCGCCCTCCGGCCTGATGCCGCCGGCGGCGCTCGCCGGACAGTCGATTTACACGGCGCTGGAATTACCAGCCGTGGTGTCGTCCGTCCTCGGGCTGCGAACCTTGCAGGGCTGGGGCGTCGATTGCGCGCTGGGCAGTTTTCCTCCGGTCGTCACCGTGACCGAAACGAAACCGGACGGTTCGACGCGCAACATTCCCCTGGATTTCTTCTACGTCACCAGCCTTCCCCGCCCCGATGTACAGGCGCAGATCGGCGCGGCCTGTCCAGCCGTCTACGCGGCGCCAGACAGCTTCGGCACGTCGCTGGGCGGGAATGCGGCGTTCGGCTGGTCCGTGCAGCTCCGGAGCCCGATTACCGAACTCGGCGCGCACACCTTTACGATTCTCATGACGTGGTCCTCGCAAGGGCACGCCGGCTCGGCGTCGTCAGTCGTGAGAATCCAGTAACATCAGGCGGAGCAGGCCGCACCCCATGAAGTTGGGGCGACTTCATTTCCCAGGAGGCGCGCCTGCTCCGACCTGAACCTGGTGCGACTCGGCCCATGTCTTCGCGCAGACTTGGCAGAACCACACGACGCCGATTTTCTCCATGAGGCGTTCCTCTCCACAGCCGGGACACCGGACCGTCATCGCAGGGGGTTGAACGGCCGATCCCGATCCGACTCGTAGACCGCCTCGATGTCGATCGCGCGAAGCGCCGATGCGGTGATCAGGACCGTCCACCCGCCCTCCAGATGCGCCGCGACGTGGCGCTGGGCGATCCGCTTGATGTCCCAGACCGATCCGTCGGCCGACACCTCGCGATACACGAGCGCATCGCGGATCGGCTGGGCCATCGCATCCTCCGATGACTGACGCGGCTCACTCCGCGTCACCAGGACTTCGCAATCTCGACCTGCCCGAGAACGCCATGTGTCCCGCTGTAGCCGCCCGAGAGGGCAATCTGCCAGCCGTGCGGCGCTTTCTCGACATAGACCGCCTGCACCACTGGCCCGGTATCGTCTGTATATCGCCCGTCGAACAGCAGCGCGTGCGTGTGCCCGACCGGAATCGCCGCGAGCGCCGCGTCTAACGACGCATGGACAGACTTCGCGATGACGGCCGGGTCGATGGTCGCCGGCATGACGATCGGCTCGCTCACTTCGTCAGCGCGTCCGCCAGCGACAAGATCAAAGGGAGCGCGTTGATCACCTTCTGCGCATTCGGCGGCAACGTGATGCCGTGCGCCTCGAGCGAGGCCACGACGGCCGTGGCGAGGGCGCCATCCGTGGACGCGGATGCGAATTTCGTCTCATCGAAGTTTTCGGACCCATCGATGTAGCCGTTGGTCTTCAGCGACGCGATGACATCGGACGCGATGAGGGCAACGGACGCGGTACCTTTGAGGGCCATAGTCTTAGACTCCTTGAACGGGGGTTTTGACCGACGCCAGCTCGGTCGAACTGGGCAGGGTGCTTTGCGCTTGCTTGCCGGCGATCCAGAGAATCCCGACGGCCAGGATGAACAGCCGATGCACGGTCGCATCGGACAGCGGGATACCGACGTAGACCAGGAACGTGTGAATTTGATCGTTCGAGAGTTCGGCCACCAGTCCGGCGCCGGAGACGATGCGGAGCCAGAGCCAGCCCGCCCAATCACGGGTAAAGCCGAGCGAGGTGAGCCAGTGTGCGAACATGGTCACTCCCCTGTGCTGCCGGTATAGACACCCAACGCGCCGGCCGGTTTGTAGTGGTCGAGCAGCGGCAGAATCTCTTCGACGATCCCGGCCCGCAACTCCGGCCCGAGATCCACGAAGCCCTGCGACGCCTGCGGACTGCGATAGTGCTTCGCGACGATGCGATCGGCAATCGCCATCGCGCGTTCAAGTGGTGTCATGTTCACTTCACCCCGCTCTTGTGAATCGCCTGCACATCCTTTAACGCCTGCTGCAGCAGGGTGATGACGCTCGCCAAGGTCGGAAGCGGAACAGGCGTCGGCGTGGGCACCGGCGCCGGCACCGGCGTCGGATCACCCACGGGCGCCGTCGCGAGCTGCACCAGAAACACGTCCTGCCGCGCTTTCGCGCCCGAATCGCCGCCGGCATCCGTGCCGAGCGTCTTTTCCCAGTTCGACGTGAAGAGCACCCAGCCGCCATCGTGCGAGATGTTCGGCCGCGGCTCGTACCAGAACGACACGTTCGCGGGTGTGCCGTCGTAGGAGACGTCGCTGCGATGGTGCGCGAACCGCCAGATGGTCGGGTCTTTCCCCGGCGCGTCCGTCTCGATGGCGAGGATTTCGTCATCGAGCGGCCGCCACGCCGGCAGGGTCGCGCCGTAGCGGAACACCGCGCTGACGAACGGGAGCAGCGCCGAAGGGCTGGCGTTGTTCCAGGTCGAGTGGTCTTCCGCGTTCACTTCCTTCGGCGTCAGCGGCACGGCGACGACGTCGCGCGTGACGGTCGGCGCCGAGAGCGTCCGGAACTGCCACTGGAGGTAGTCGTACGGCACGCGGCCGGAGTTGTCCTGATTGACCGAGACGCCGTAGCCGAAGCTGTCATGGCCGTAGGGGAACGTCGCGCCGTCGAGCGCGGTCATTTGGCCCGTAGAGAGATCCCACAGGAACGACTGTGGCGCCTTCCGCGCGCTGCTCTGGTCCGCGGCGGACGTGTAGAGCATCACGTACCGGCCACTGCGATCGATCGCGACGTGATGCAGCCCGGTGAGAGTGAGCGGCAGACTCGTCGGCGCGCCGTTGATCGTGTTCGCGCGCACGTCGAGGACGAACAGCGCCAGCGGACTCGTGCCGTAGAGGGCCACGAGCGGATGCTCGTCCTGCTGCGGGCCACCAAAGAGGACGGCCACGCGCTCCGGCGCGGCACTCGAGGCGACCACGCCGATATACGTGCCCGTGAGTGATCCGACGCCGGTGCCGACCGCGGTCAGATCCACCAGCGGCGCATAGAGGCCAGTCGTGCAGTCGAACGTCTCCAGCGTGTGTGCGTCCGCATTCCGCGCGACGATGAGGGCGCCCGGTGCGACGAAGCTGAACTGCGGCTCGATGTAGGACGCCGGCTGATGCGGCGCTTTCGCGCAAACGCCCGTCACCGGATCGAAGGCGAACAAGACGATCGTCCCGTCCGTGCTCGTCACCCAGAAGTATTTCCCGTCGCTGCTCCAGGCGTTGCTGTGCGGACTCGACGGGGTGCGATACGAGACGTTCGCCTTGTCGCTTCGCGTAGCCCCGTCCGTCACGCGACGAATCGAGGAGCCGAAGACTGGATCGGCGATCACGCTGCCTGCCGGGCCGAGCGTCGGCAGGGCGGGTTTCGGATAGACGGCGCGGTCGGTCACCGCAAAATACGGCGCGGTCAAAACGCGAGTGGTCATAGGGGTCCCCCTGTCATCCGAGTGGGTGCCATCCCATCGCCGCGAGATAGGCCCGATGCTCGCGCACGGCCTCCGCAGACAAGCCTCGGACGAAATAATAGGTGTCGTATTCGAATCCGATCGGGTAGTACGGTCCGCGCGGCGAACCGTCTCCGAGGTACCACGGCGGATGCGGATCGTCTCCGGCCGGTTGGTCGGCGGGACGCACGTAGCGCGGCCCCAAGAGCCGTCCAGCAATCTGCCACGTCGAATCCTGATGCAGATTGTCCGGACTAAACTCCACGAGCAACACGTCGTAGTCCTTCATCCGGCCCGTTTTCGTCCAGTCGCTTGGGCCTTCGCCGAGCGGGATGTGCCCTTCGGACATTTCGATCCCGAGATACCCGTCCGGACAGAGCGCGCGGAACTGCGCCCCGAACGTGACGATGTGCTCCGGCGTCCAGCCGTAGAACACGCCGTCCCACCCCGGCACGATGAGCGTGGACGCCATGAGATCGCCGAGGGCGTCCACGACGAGCGGCAGCTGTTGCACCGCGATCGGGTAGCCGCGCTCGCCGTCATCCCCGCCGAGAAACAGCACCGGAAGGAGGCCCGCGTCGAGGACTTCGCGCACGAGCGCGGGGAGCTGCGGATCGATCGCGGTGTTGCTGTGCGTCCAATCCAGCGGGCCGAACTTATCGGGTGAGTAGGCTTGGCCGGGTTCGTCGTACAGCGGCGGTCCACTTGGGAGCTGCATCAGACAGTGCGTGTCGGCCGCCGTACGTTTCGCTGCGTACACGGCGCGGCGATCTTCCGGCGTCAACCACGCGAGCGCGGCATCCCACCACGGCAAGACGCCATGCTGCGTAGTCGTGACGGTGAGTCCCTGCATGCCACTCGTCTGCACGGCGCAGAGCTCGGCGCGTATCGGCACGCGCGTGGCGGCTCGTCCGCCGCCGAGCTGCACGATCAGGCTCACAGGGTTTCCTTACAGGGAATCGCGGCGAACGTCGCGTGCTTGGCGTCCGGAAACAGATTCCGGCTGATGAGTGCGCCGCCGTCAGTCGAGAGGATGAAGGTTTCATCACTCGCAGCGGTGGCAACCCAGTGAATGTTTCCGCCACTGTCGCGCGAGAGGTAGAGATTATCCTTCGTGCGCTGCGCGAAGAGAGTCCCGTCGCCGTTGTCGAGTTTTTTGCACTCATCGACGGCGAAGCTGTTCGGCGAGCTGAAGACGTACAACACAGTGGGTCCTTTCGGTGGTTCGGGTTCAGGTGTCGGCAACGGGGGATAGTGCGGACAGACGGCCGGGACACAGCCGGTCAAATCGGCTGACGGCGACGGCCCTCCGAGTAAATAGAAATCGCTGCGAGACGACAGTGCCGACGGGGGAAAGACTGCGCCATGCTGCGGGCCGTTCGGGTAGACCCCCTCGGCGTGATACGCCTCCCACCGACACCCGCTGGCGCCATCGTCACCGTAGTAGCCGGTTTCGACGTAGCGGCCGGGGAGCTCGGCTTGGTCGGTGTTGTCGTACACGAGCATGACCGTCTCGAGGTGCCCGAGGTCCGGCCCCCAGTCCCAGTCGTCCCAGACCGCATGCAGCCACATCTTGCGATCGAAGTCGTCTTCCCGCAGGACTTCACAGTGCGAGTCGCGTTGGCGGAAGATGCCCTTGTGGGGACCGGTCTTGAAGGCGTGCTGTTCGCCAATACGCATGTAGCGCGGATACATGCGGGGGTCGCTGAACGACATCGGTGGCGCGCCGCTAGCATCTTCCAGGTGATAGATCCAGTTGTCGTCGTAGGCCCACATCTCGTAGGCGCGCCCAGTTTCCAGCGTGGCGACGTTCCCGAACTTCACGAAGTAGAGCATCCCGTTCGGCCCAGCGATCTGGTTGATCGCGTGCGTCGGGCCGATGCGCGGCTGTCGAGCGGCATTCGGCACGAGGAAGCGGGCGAGGTCATAGAGTTGCCCATCGGCCGCTCGTGGCTGGGACACGGGACCGACCGCAGGCGGCAGCGGCGGTTTCTCGACCGGCGGCTTCTCGATCGGCGGTGCAGGTTCCGTGATCGGCAACGCGAGCAGATCCGCGACCGACCCGAGGAGCAACGCGCACCCGCCGTCTTTCTCGATGGCGATCGACACCGTGTCCCCGGACCGATGCGCGCGGAGGCGCTTCGCGTTGCCGTCCTCGAGCAACCGGTGGTGCGTGCCCTCCCAGACGATGCAGGCATACATCCACGGCGCATAGCCGACCAGCAGCGATCCATCCTGCTCGAGAGAGAGATCGATCCACTCGTCCACGCCGTTGCGGGCGGCATAGGTCGCATCGCCGCTGATGATCTGATTCGACGGGGTGACGTAGCGGTAGCCGTTTGCGCCGGCATACGCCGGTCCGAGCTCGTTGACGTGGAGGAAGCCGGCGTTGTCGTAGATGAGTGAGTTCGGGCTGACGGGGATCCGCGGGTCGGTCGTCCAACTCGTGCCGGTCCAGACCCACGCGCCGCGCACGGTGTTCTGCGGCTGGCCGGCGATCTGTCCGTCCGGACGGATCGCTGGATAGCGGACCGCCGACTCGCCTGGCGGCAACGGCAGGACGAGGCCATCCGTCGTCACGACGCCGGTCCCAGGGACGCTGACGGCATAGGCCCCGCTCGGCAGATAATCGCCTTCGCCGAGCGAGGATGGAATGAACTGGCGGTTCATGCGGATTTTCCCAACCAGAGCATCGCGACGTTCGTGACCCAGTTTGCATTGAGCCCGCGCGGATCGTTCGCCACGTTCGGCGGCGCCCAGCGGTGGCCCCAGTACTCGACGAAGGTCGGCCCGAAGTTGTAGCTCGTGATGAAGTCCCGCATCGCATGCACACAGGACCGCGCCGTGATGTCGAGCGCGTCCTGCCGCGTCTGCGTCTTCGGCAGCGAACAGCGCACGGCCTGCAGGATGTCGCCTTCGGCGATCACGACGGCTTGCAGCAGCCGCGGGTCGAGGCCCCAGTGTTTCGCGGTCATCACCACATCGGCGTCGATGGTCATCGGCTCCCCGACCGCCGTTCCAAGATCGAGTCGTGGCCGTCGAGCCGCTGCTCATGAATATCCGAGCGATCTTCCAGCCGCTTCAGGCGCGTGAGCATAATCCCGGCATACATGCCGACATGCCAGATAAAGGTCACGCTCGCGATCGCGGCGATGACGAGCTCCGGATTCCCCATGCTCCTGCGCCCCCTCTTGGTTCGACAACAATGCCGCCACGCTCTCGCGCGCGCCAGCGACGCGGCGGGAGAAACGGGCGGCAGACCCGATCCGTGGCAGGCTGTGTGCTTACGTCGGGCGGGATCCCTGCCGAGACCCTTAGCTGTGTCGTAGCAAGCGACACGGCGCGCCCGAACTGATCGATGTCCTTACATGCCACTCGCGCGGTTACGGCGTCTCATAGGCTAACTGGATGTCGAACTGCGACCCCGTACCCCACGTAAACGGATGCGTCGCGTCGGTCGTCGTCGCAGCGCCCCCGGTATCGTTGATGAACTGGACAATGCTGGCGTTGAACACAAGCGCCCGGCCCCGAAAGAACTGCGTCCCGCTATACGCCTCGAAGTTCCCCAGCACCTGCGCCGTCAGCACGTTGGTGTTGTTGACCGGGAGGGTCAGGCTGATCGCGCCACCGACGCTGGTTGTGGTGCCGAAGGTGACGTAAACGTGGACGAAGGCCGTCTTCCCCACGACGGTGTACTTCCCGACTGACGTCCCGTTGCCGACCGTGAGATTGCTCCATGTCGGCGTGAACGTTGTCCATTCACCCTGCGCCCCGGCATAGCCTTGCAGGTAGAGCTTCTTGGGCGACAGGAGCGTGCTCACCCCCGCGCCAGGCACCCCGAGCGTCAGGTTGGAGTTGGGATCGCTCCCGAGGTAATACTCCCGCGTCGTCTGGGCGTCGTCCTGCGAGATGATGAACGGCGCGGCATAGCCCCCGCCGGGGTTCGTCATGCTCGTGTCGAGCAGGTTGAACGTGCGTCGACCCGCGCCACCCGACACGCCGCTCGCGAGATGAATGTAATTCGCCCCGAGCGCCCACGCCCACGTCGACCATTCGGCGCCGATGCCGACAATGGGACCGAGGAACTGGGAGTTCACGATGTAGCCCGCGCTCCCAGCCACATTGCTGCGCAGCGTGACCTGGAGCGGGCTGCCGTTGTTGGCGGAGACGTCGGTGGCGAAGACACCGCTGGAGACGGGAATCACGCCGCCGGTCGCGGTGCCACTCGACGTGGAGCCACCGGTTGCTAAGCTGCGGAAGTAATCGATCCACGTACTCTGCGCCCCGAACGATCCCTCCTGACACGTCAACCGATGCTTCAGCACTTGCGTCCCAGGCAAGATGAAGAATTCGATCTGGGTAATCAAAAACGACGTGCTGCTGATGCCGCGCGAGGGGAACGCGAGCGTGATGCTCTGCGCCAAGTCGGCCGTGATGAGAATCGTCTCGATCGTCACCGTCTTTGGCGTCTGTTTGTAGAGCGAGAGAATTCCCGCCGCTTTCGAGTCGGCCGCGGCCTTCTCGGTAATGGTTTCGTCCGTGAAGACCTGATCCCAGGCGCCGTTCGCGGAGACGGACGTACTGTCGGTCGCGCTGGTCGTCTGCGGGAACTGCACCGTGTAGATGAACGTGACCGTCTGTCCTGCGGTCAGATTCCCGGCGACGCGGTGCAGAATATTGGTCGAGATGTCGAAGGTATAACTGCCGCCACCGCCGGGTGCCGACAGGGTGAGGAACGCCCCGTTCTCCACGACATAACCGCGTGAGAGGATGAACCCATTCGAGCCGACCGGCGCATAGGTCGACGTCCACGACGACACGGACCCGGTGCCGGTAAAGATGTCGGTCTTCTCGATCGTTTGATTCGGGCCGTACATGAGATAGACCGTGTTGACGAACTGCTGGCGACTCTTCGACCAGAGGAGTTCGCCGCGGCCGTTCGCATCGGCGTCCGAGAGGTTATACGGACAGGCGACACTGCCGGGCGACACCGCCTTCAGCACCAAGCCAGGCGTGATGTAGATCAGCCAGCCGGTGACGTCCATCAAGTGCCGGAAGACGTCGGAGAGCGTCACGTTGTCGTAGGTCTGCGCGTCGAGCGTTGGCCCGGTCGCCATTCCCGCGTCGACCGTGACACTGAACGCGGCGAGATACGTCGTGTTCAGCGAGGTGAGACAGGATTTCAGCGACGTGCCCGAAGCAAACGTCTGGCTCCGCACCACGCGCTGATCGGGATAGGACATCTGATCCGTGGCCGTCACCGTGGTGACGGTGCCCCACGTCACCGATCGAAACGCACGATCGGAGACATCCGTGATGCGCCCCGTGAAATACGTCGTCCCACCATCGGTGACGGTCAGGGCATCGCCCACCGATGGGCGATAGGTGCCCGTGGCGTTCTTGTCCTTGATCGTGAAGGTCAGCGTGCCGGCGGAATTGAACTGCCGCGTGTAGCGGAAATCATCCATGTTCCGCGCGAAGTATTTCGTGCGGTCGGAGCCGGCAATCGTAATGGTGAAGGCCACGTCTCAGCGCGCCCCGTGCGCTTGCAGGACATCGGCGAGGTGCGGCGCCATGCCCTGCGCGACCTTGAGGCCATCCAAATAGACGGGGATACTCACGCGCAGCGCTGACGCGCCCGGCGTCGTCGCATCCCCCCCGCCGGCCTTGGGCATCTTGCCGCCATAGCCTGGGGTATTGGGATCGGGCACTTGGAGGTCGTCGAGGTTCTTGTGCCACGCATCCGCCGTGGCTTTCGTCGCGCTGGGCAACTTGATCCCCAACGCCTCGATCAACGTCTTCAGGGTGTCGTTCAGGCTGTCGAGCGTCGTCTGGAGATCGGCGCCCCACTTCATCCCATCGACGTCCGCTACGGACATCTTGTTGCCGTTCTCGTCGAATAGATCGCCCATGCTGGCGAGGGTTTCCAGCGTCGTCTTCATGTTCGCCGGGATCTCTGTGCCGAACTTCTTGGACGACAGCACGAGGTCGTTGAGCTTCTTCTGGAGTCCCGCATCGCCGAGCAGGTCGTTCAGATTCGCGCCCCCGCGCTGCAACGTATCGAGGTCATCGATGATGGACTGCCAGCTCGCCTTTGCTTGCATGTCCTGGAAGTTCTGGCCTAGTTTGTCCGTCGAGATCCCGAGGTTCTGGGCGGCCTGTTTCATCTGATCAAGGCCGACCGTCCCATCCCCAGTCATCGCTTTCACGAGATCGGCGTTCTGTTTGGTGAGGACGTTCGCCTTGGTCAGTTCATCGATATAGGGCAGCAGCGCCTTGGGCACGCCGCCGCCGAGCGCCTGAATTTTCTGCAGCGTGCCGCCGAGGTTGCTGTTGAAGTCCGCCGTCTTCTGCGAGAGCTGGTCGAAGACGCCCTGCAGCGCCGTCTGGCCCATCGCGCCCTGATAGCCCGCGCCATGCAGCGTGTTGCCATTGGTCAGTCCGAACATCGACAGCACCTGGTCGGCCTGGCCGTTGTACTGCGTATTCGCCCCCGTCCACATCTGGGAGATGTTGGCGTTGGCCGCCTGCTGGTCTTTCTGGTACTGCGTCTGCCCGAAGAGTTTCCCGAACAGACTCCCGATCGCCGAGCCGAGGAGTTGCCCGCCGAAGGGGATGAACGAGCCGACCGCGCCACCGATCGATTTCCCGAGATTCCCCGTGAGGAACTTCGTGATGTCGAACCCGCCGGCGCTGCCCATGACGGATTTCATGACGTCGCCGCCGAGCGATCCGCCGAGGGCGCTTCCGGCTTGCCCGCGATGGATAAGGAGCCCCTCGAGCGTGTGGCCGATGTCGCCCCCGACGGACCCGAACAGGAGATCGAAAAACGACTTCGCGGACGGCGGACCGCCGGCGAGATTGCCCTCGTAATTCGCGCCCGACCGCGACATCGTGAGCGGGCCGAGCGGTTTCTGCTTGCCGTACTCGTCCGTCGTCATCACCCCATGCGACGGCAGCAAAAAGTTGCCGCCTTCGGTCCCGCCGGAGGTCTGCGTGGCGAGGAACGGGATCCCCCCGATGCCGGATAACGCCGTAATCCCCGGGAGGGTGCCGCCTGGAGTGAAGCCCGCGTACGCCGTCGGGACGTGCGCGGCGAAGGCGCCGAACGCCGCGAAGTTGGCCGCCATCTCGGCACCCGCGTTCATCCGATAGGTCATCATCGCGTCATTGCCCATCGTGTACGCACGGACGAGCTCGCTGACGGCGGCCGCTTCCTGGAGCAGCGCCTGCGGGGCGACTTGGCCCCGACGCGCGTAGAGCTGAATCGCGGCCTGCAGGTCGTCGTTGACTTTGTCGAGCTGCGTGATCGGGAGCGCATCGATCGAGAGCCCAGAGAGGCGTCGCAGATCATCATTGGCGGTGCCCAGCGTGTTCTGGCCCGTCAGCACACTCATCGCGTCCGCTTCCCGCTTCGCCGCAGCTGCGGCTTCGCGCTTCGCCTTCTCCTGATCGCGCAGGATCTGGTCGATGTCGTCGAAATGCGAGAAGTGCCCCTGCCCGCGCGCCAGTCCGGCGGCCCGCTGCTCGAGCGCCTTCCGCCAGTTGTCATCCGGCGAGGTGGCGCCCTCGGTCGCGCCCATATTGACGCCGAAGAAATTCTGGCCGGCAAAATTCGCGAACTCCTTCGCGAGCAGAATGTCCTTTGTCAACGAGATCGCGATCGTGCCGAAGGCGGCATCGAGGAGCCGCAGGCCGGTGATGGCCGTCCCGCCGCTGCCAGAGATCGCCGTGCCGAGGACGCCTTCCCAGGCGTGATAGACCGACGTGGTGTGCTCGACTTCCGCGCGCAGGCCCTGCATCGACTTCGCGTGCTCGTAGTGGTATTCCGCCGCGTCGAGCAGCACCTTGCCTTCCATCGTCGCCGCGCCGATGATCGCCGCCAGGCCGCCCGTCAGCCCGATCGCCGCCGAGGTCGACAGGCCCATCGCCTCCCCGAGACTCCCGAACGCGCGAATGAGCACGCCGTTGCGCGAGCCCATGTCCGCCATCCGCGCGAACAGCCCCTCGATCGACCGCGTCTGCAGTTTCAGACTGCCCGAGACGAGGTCGCTGAATTCGATCGTCTTCTTCTGCGCGGCGCCGAACGAGCCATGCGAGGCGGTCGCCTGATCCAGATTGAGTTTGATTTTGGAGAGGTCGCCCCCGCTCGCCGCGAGTTGCTTCCGGAATTCCGCGGCCGTCAGGGTCGTCTGTGTGATCGACTTCCCGAGCTTGGTCTGCGCGGCGTCCATGTCTTTCGCCGCGGCCGTGGCTTTCTGCGTCGCCTCCTCAACCGCCCGCAGCTCCCCCTTCGCCTGGGAGGCGTCGGCGGTCACTTTAAGGGTCAGGTCGAGCGCCACTTACGATCCTTTCATCGGCGGGGGCGGCTGTAACGTGTCGTAGAGCAGTACCAGCCGTCGCCAGGTTTCCTCGAACTCGTCGCGGGTCATGTCGCGCGTCAACCGTTCCACGATCGCACTGCCCGCATGCAGATCCGACGCGAGCCGTGTCACGATCTGCCGATAGAGATTCCAGACTTGCGCGTTGAAGGGATCGAGGGCCTGTAACTGCTCGATGATGGGACACTCATCGCAGAGAAACAGATCTGGATCCGCGTCTAGCGTCTCCTCATCGACCATGAGGCAGCAGGTCTGCCCGACGGCCTCATGCCTCCAGAAGTCAGCGAAGGATCTCAGTTGGCCGAAACGACTCCTCGCGTGCGTCCTCCGCCGCCGCGATCTCGTTCATCCCTGCCACTTCCAGAATGGCCGTTCGCCGCGCGAGATCCAGGAGCTTCTTGTGCTCCCACACGCATTCGATCGGCTGTCCGTTGGCGACGACGTTCGTCCAATTCGCCAGACACCAGTCGAACAAGTCGTCCTGCACCGCCTCGAGATCGGCGCGTTCCGGCCGCTTGAACGTGGCCGGCTTCGTGTGCCGCTTGTGAATCTCGCGCTGCTTGTCGATCGTGAGGCGACGAATCGTGTACGTCACGGTAGGATCGCCGCCTTTGAGCAGATCCGCGTCTGTCACCACTTGGGTGCCGTGATCGTCTTTCAGTTCCAGTGCCATACGTCTCCCGTCGCTAGAAGGCGACGACCGAATTCATCATGATTTTGGTCAGCCGGAACGGCTTCGTGACGCCCGCCATGCCGGTCGGCGCCGCCGACGCCTGCTTCAGCATGAACGTGCCGGTCGGCTTGACCTGCGCGGCGCCCGCCATCGGCGCATCCCAGTCCTGGAGTTCCATGTACGGGAACTGATACAGGACTTTGTAGGTATCCGTGGAGTTGATGAACGCGCCGAGCCACGTCACGTCCGCCTTGTGCGTGTCCCCGGTGCGAATCGCCTGATAGAGCGAGTTCGCCGTGATGGTGTTCATGCGCGCGAAGCCCACCTTCAGCGAGAACACCGGGAAGTCGTTGTCGCCAGGTTCCACGATGTAGTCCTGCCCGAACGCGAAGACGCGATCCTGGGGACGCTCGAAGGTGAGGTCGATCGTCTCGACGACCATCGCATCGGTGGCGCCCAACGCGCCCCCGCTCTGTTTGTTGAGGCGGAAGGTGCCTTGCTTGCGCGCCACCTTCCCTCCGAGCGCGGGGAAGCTCGCGCCGTAGACCGTCGAATTGATGTTGACGGACGAAATGTTCGTCGGCTTCATGCCGAGCACCTTGAAGGTCTCTTCGAGAATGCCCGCCTGCCCGACCGCGAGCGAGAAGCCGTAAATCTTCGCGGACGTCAGTTCTTCGGTATAGAGCAACTGATCGAGCGCGAAGGTCGCCCCGAGACCATCGATCGCGGGGGCGAGATCGAAGACATGCTGCCAGCTCGTGTTCTGCCCGGCAGTCGACGTGCTGATGGTCGGCGTCGCCGGCGAGCCCATCGAGAGGGCTTCGAGCACGTAATTGTTGTCCTCATAGCGCATCTGACCGCCGAGCGAGACGTCCACCGCCTGCACGTCGCCAAAGTCCGACGCGCCGAGGAAGGTTTCCCCGAACGACCGATCTTCGACGAAGACCGGCTGCAGCTTCATGCCGCCGTCGCCCATGAAGCGGGCGCCCTTGGTCACCGAGGCGGCGACACCCCACGAGTTGGTGCCGAACTTTGCAAAGGCCCAGCCTTTGACCTGTTTTCCGTTGATGCCGGGCATAGCGGTCTCTCCTGGTTAAAGTTGGGTTTCGTAGTTGATCGGCAGCGTGAGCCGAAGCGTCACATATTCCGCCGTGGGGACGTCGGCGATGACATGCCCGCGGCCGGCGTCCGGCACGTGGTAATCCCCGCTGGTCGTCGCGCCGTCACGCACAACGGCCGCCGTGAGGCTATGCACGTCTCGCAGCAACGTGCGCCGCACGGCGTCGTAATCGCCGTTCCGCTTGCGCGCCAGCCAGATCTGCATCGAGTCGGTGCGATCTTCGGTATACGCGAATCCCCCAATGACCACTTGCGACGCCAGCGGCAGAATCCGAAAGACCGCGTCGATGTTCGTCGTGGGCTGCAGATCGAACGTCGACCAACTCGTGGCTTCCACGAAATTGAACGGGGCACTCACGCAGAGCGACCGCACCCGATCGAGCACGACATCGCCCGTGAGCGCGCTCATGCGCGTTCCAATCGAAATGGCGTCGCACCCGCATCGGCTTCGGTCTGGACCGCCTCCGTCGGGCTGACGAGGTCGCTGGCGTCCGTGTCAAATTCGCTGCCCACGAGGGGGAGTGCGCGCTCCAACGCGGCATCGGCTTCGCTCTCGTACCAGGCGGCTTTCTCCGCCCACGGCCCAGGGCCGCCGGTCGGCGCTTCCCGCATGATGAGCGTCAAGGTGCGCAGGGTCGCCGGCGCCGAGAGCACAGAATGCGTGAGCACGCCGATTTGCGATGCCTTCGCGTTCGTCGGCGTCGCGGAGACTGTCAGCTTGACCCAGGCGTACGGCCCGATGCCGTTGACCATCCGTCCGACCCAGTCGTCTGGCAGCGCCCATGTCACGGCGCCGCCGCCCGAGCACGTCTTCCCGGGAATCTTCGCTGTGCCATCGTCGATGGCGAGCGTTGTCCAGGCGTCGTTCCAGTAGGCGACCGAGAGCACGCTCGCCACCGCCGAGACGCTGTCCAGCAGCCGGATCGACAGTCCGCGGAAGTCCTGCGTCGAGCCGACATACAGCGCATCGGTGCCGGCC